ACTTTTCCAGCACTTAGTTCAAGCCCAAGAGAGATAACTTATACGCTTACCAACTCTGTAGGTTGCGTAACTACAGTAACACAGCCTTATGTAGAGGACACAGAATAATGACAACCACAACACTACCAAATAGATATCAAATCAATGGCTTGGTTGATACTTCAAACAATGTACTTGCAAACATGGAAACACTGGCAACCACAGCAGGCAGTTTGATCAGCTTTGATGCCACAGCTGGTAAATGGAATGTGGTGATACTCAAAACAGAAACAACCACTAGAACATTCACAGACTCAGACATCATTGGCGGTATACAAGTTAATGGCTCAGGCTTGGATGAAATGTACAACAGTGTGATAGTGGAGTTTCCATTGAGAGACACTGCTGATGAAGTTGATTATGTGAGAGTGGCAGTTGCACCCGCAGATAGAAATCCCAATGAACCAGACAATGAACTGGTAATACAATTGGCACAGTGCAATGAACCTGTGCAAGCTGAAATAATTGCACTGCAAGAACTAAAACAAAATCGTGCAGACATGATTGTTGACTTTAGTGTGGATTGGACTGCTAGTGATATCAATCCAGGAGATGTTGTTGGCATTACCAACACACCTTATGGTTGGAATGCAAAACTGTTTAGAGTTATCACCATTGAACGAGTGGAAGACGGTGCCATCACTTATAGAATCACAGCACAACAGTATGATGCTGACATCTATGACACCAGCGATTTGTCAAGATATGTTAGAAGTGATAGAAACGGCATCAAAGCCGCTGGTGCCATTGGCACTCCTGTTGCTCCACAAGTAACAGACTACACACTGGTTGCAAGACCAAGATTGGAAATTGAAACAGTTGTGCCAAGTGGACTAGTTGAAAGCATGGAGTTCTGGCTCAGCAGTGATGGAACAAACTACACACAAGTTGACACTGAATATCCTGTAGGCGGTGGCAATTTTCCACCAGGAACCACAGTGGTTGCTGACTTTGACAGACTGGATGGACAAGATGTGTATGTGAAGACAAGAGGCATGAACTCAACCACAACTGGACCATTCTCGCCACCCAGCACACTGCTGGCCTTTGTACCACAACAACAAACTGAGGCAATTGGCGACGACACAGATGTAGTTGACGATTTAGGAAATAGCCTATTGGGATTGTTGGGTGCAAACGGATTGCTGGCTGTGCTAAAAGGCTTGATGGAAGACAACGAAACTGGTAACAATCCGTTTACTGGCACACCTGGATTATTTGAAGAATTTGAAAACACTTTTGGTACTGCAACTGGTGGTAAATCCTTAACTGGTTTGAGTGAAGTTGACAATGTGTTTACTACAATCTCTGCATCAACAGTTGGCACACAATTGGCTGCTATGACTGCTGGTTCAGACGCAAATCTTACTTACGATAACACCAATGCTTCAAACATTCTCAATAGTATCAACACCAGTACCACAATACCCGCAGGCTATACTGCACTTAGTGCCAACATAGAAACACCCACAGTTACTTCGCAATGGAAATATGTTGATCACACTGGATCAGTTATCACTGCCACTGCACAGGCACTCCAACCAGCATTTAATTGTGCTATATATTTTGGTGCCAGTCTGGCCACTAGTACATTCGTAACAAACGCAACTGTGGACTGGACCAGTAACTATGTAAAACTTTCATATCCAAATCCACCTGCTGGTACATATTGGGTGGTATTAAGACTTATACCTACACTTGATCTAAATATGAACTATACTGGAAGACCTGGAAACAACGCTGGGGCACCTAGTGCAAATCAAATTTTCCTTAATAATTTTACCACATTTGCTGGAACCAGCGATTGTACTGTTAACTGGGAGCTTGTGAGAGACTAATGAATAGATATTTTTATAATGCAGAAGGCACTATCACGCAAGTTGCCTTTGCTAAAAAAACTGAACTGTTACCCGAATCGTGTATGAACAGTGTGGGATACATTGATCAAGAACAAACTGTGCCTGCTGCTGATTATACAGTAGATTTAAATACCTACACACTGGTCCCCCGCAGTCAATAAATAACAACAGTGCAAATGCCACAGTATTTGCATTATCGCCCAAAGGAGATACGGCATGGCCGGAGTACTAACATTTAGCCAATATATTGGCGGTCCAGATCAATTGATCATGGAACAAACATTCCCAAGCAATCAAAAAAGTGTAATATACAATTACGATACTGACATCAGCGGTTGGACATTCACTGCTGAATATCAAACAGTTGTGGTTGATACAGTTACATTCAACAGATACACGGGACAACCAAACTTTGCCAATTCATTGGTGCTTGGAACATTTCCATCAGTGCCCGTCACAGGAGATGACTTGCCCAGTATTATCAATAGCACAACTGGCACAGTGTTGGTAAACTTCCCGCAACAAATGTACAGTGGACCAATTATTCCTGATGCAAGAAAGAATGTTCCAATTGTGGTGTTTGCGTATCAATGGATTATACCAAGTCTTAATGCCCCAGACCAAAAAGAGACACATCGATGGGGACTATTACAAGCATGGGAACCAGGTGTGTCACCTGATGATCCAACTACCTATGCAGGCTATACTGCACTAAGTGTGTAACAAACGGAACAATCAGGAGTTAACAAGATGGTAACAATTACAGATTATACAGGGAATACAGCAGCCAATATCACAATCAACACAAGTGCAGTTGTGGTAGAAGGTGAAACAGGTGCTACTGGACCTGCTGGGCAAGGACTAACAATTAAAGGCACAGTTGCCACAGTGGGCGATTTGCCTGCATCGGGTAACTTGGTAAATGATGCATACATTGTAAGTGCAGATCAAGACTTGTATGTTTGGACCAGCGATGAATTATGGTCAAATGTTGGTTCAATTACAGGTGCAACAGGACCACAAGGTCCTGCAGGTGCTACTGGTCCAACTGGTGCAACAGGTGATACTGGGCCACAAGGCATTCAAGGCGCAACTGGCGCAACTGGACCAACGGGTTTGACTGGTGCAACTGGCGACACAGGACCACAAGGCATTCAGGGTGTCACTGGCGCAACTGGTCCAACAGGTAACACTGGTCCAACAGGTGCAACTGGCGACACAGGACCACAGGGCATTCAGGGTGTCACTGGCGATACTGGTCCAACAGGTGATGTAGGTGCAACAGGTCCTGCAGGTGCAACTGGGCCACAAGGCATTCAGGGTGTCACTGGCGATACTGGTCCAACAGGTGCAACAGGTGCAACCGGCCCACAGGGCATTCAAGGTGTCACTGGCGACACAGGACCTACGGGTTTGACTGGCGACACAGGACCCACAGGACTTACAGGTGATGTGGGTGCTACTGGTCCAACAGGTGCAACTGGAGACACTGGGCCACAGGGCATTCAAGGTTTGACAGGTGACACTGGTCCTATAGGACTCACTGGTGATCAAGGTGATACTGGGCCACAAGGCATTCAAGGTGCAACAGGCGACACTGGTCCTACGGGTTTAACCGGTGATCAAGGTGCAACTGGTCCACAAGGATTGCAGGGACTCACTGGTGCAACAGGACCACAGGGCATTCAGGGAGACACTGGAGCAACAGGACCACAGGGCATACAGGGCGATCAAGGTGCAACAGGACCACAGGGCATACAGGGCGATACAGGTGCTACTGGACCACAGGGTGCTACTGGACCACAAGGCATACAGGGCGACCAAGGTGCAACTGGACCACAAGGTGCTACTGGACCGCTACAAGGCACACTAACTGGAGACATCACACTTGGTGGCTTTGACATATCAGGAACAGGTGATATATCTGCTGACTCAGTAAGTGCAACTGAATTGATTGGTGCACACAATGGTGTAACACAGATTGATGCAATTGCCAGTGTAAACCTCACAGCAGGTGATGCTGTATACATTGATGGTATTTCAGGCAACACACCAACTGTGGCATTGGCAAGAAGCAACAGTTCATCAACAATGCCATCATTTGGATTGGCAGCTTCAACTGTAACTGCTACCAATAGTGTAAAGATCATAGTAAGTGGCCAATTCATTGGTTTAGATGCAGCCAACTTTGGTGAAACAGGCATCACATTTGCACTAGGCGACACACTGTTTATTAGTAGTGCAGAAGCAGGCAAACTGACAAATGTCAAGCCCGCTGGTGAAGCAAACTTGATCCAGAACATTGGTAAAGTTGAGCGAGCAACGCCAACAACAAACATGACCATCTTGGTTGCAGGTGCAGGCAGAAGTGCCGCAACACCAGCACTAGACGATGGCAACATCTTTATCGGTGACTCAAACAACAATTCAACAACCACACCATTTGCTGTTTCACTTGATGCCACACCACAACTTGGTGGTGGTTTGGATGTGCTGGGGCACTCAATTTCAAGCAGTACCAGTTTTGTTAATATTGAGGATGAAGCCGCAGTTGGACCCGCCGGGTTGCAGTTAGTAGTTGGTGCACAAGGACAGCTAACAACCAATACCACAGTTGGTACATGGGCAACAGTGGTCAACAACAGTGATGTAACAGGCAGTGGCATCAAAATTCAAACATCGCAGAGCGGCAGCGGTGGCACGCCATTTGAAGTGTTTGACCTGGCAGGCGACAGTCAATTCCGTGTGTTCAATGATGGTAAGGTTACCGTCAACAACGCATATGATTTGCCACTCAGTGATGGAACAGCAGGACAGGTGCTGCAAACAAATGGTAGTGGTGTAACCACATTTGGCAGTGTGTCAATTTCACCACTCGCTGCTGATCTAGATGTTGGTGCTTTTGATATAATCAGCAGTGCCAATGGTGATATTGACATCACACCCAACGGCACAGGCAGCATCAACTTAACCAATGCAGTGTTAAAAACATTCAATGAAGTTGTGTACGCAATTGGCACAACTGGCGGAACTGTCACACCAGATATCGCCGACGGCAGTATTCAAACCATTACATTGAATGCAGATTTAACATTCAATGGTATCACAGGCATCAGTGCAGGTGACAGTTTCACCCTTGTTGTCACACAAGATGGCACCGGATCAAGACTGTTGACCAGTTCAATGAAATTTGCAGGTGGGACAAAAACATTGAGCACCGCGGGTGGTTCAATTGACATCATCAGTGTGTTCTATGATGGTGTCAACTACTATGCCAGTCTAACAGTGGGGTATGCATAATGCCATTTGCAAGTAGAGGTGGACTTTTTGCACAACCCGGTGGAACACCTGGGCCAGTTCCCAACAGTTTTTGGGACAACCGTGGCACAGCAAGCACTCTCACCAGTGTTACTTTCACCAACGATCAAACATCTTTTACTACAAGCGCAGAGTTTGGAAGTCACAGTCTTGATGCTATCACTGCCGGTAGTAGCATCTACTATCCAAATTACAACAGCAGTACCACAGCAGGAGGCTGGCCAACTGGCACAGGTGACTTCTGTTTAGAAGGTTGGGTGTGGGTGCCAGCAACCAGGAACAGAGGCATCCGCAGCAGTGGTGTTGCATTTGTTTTCAATGCCGGTGGTGGATTGGGTTGTAGATTTGGTGACAAATACAGAGGTACTTTTGATCACCTCGCTATTTGGGCTAGAGGACAAGCAGACCTTGATGTTGCCAATTATATTTGGCCTTCAGAAACTTGGACACACTGGGTAGTGCAAAGAAAAGGAACCACTATTACGCTGTGGGCTGATGGAAACAAACTAGTAAGAACAGATGGTCGCGACGGCACTGCGGCCACTAGAAGTTTTACAGATAGTGTAGCGGAACTTTCGTTTTGCCACTACAACAACAGAGGCAGCGACGAAAACCTTCTCTGTCTACTGGATGAATGTTGCATCAGTAGTACTTGGCGTTATGACGACACACAAAGCACCTACACCATACCTGATGCACCATTTGAAGTAGATCAATATGTTAATATGATCATGCATTTTGACAACACACTGTCAAGTGCTACTAGTTAAAAGGGAGAAGCAGATGTATAGAGTTCAGATAACAACCAGCACGGGCACACCAAGAGGATATGTCAACACAGAGTTAAGTGAAGCACTGTTTGACACGGTGATCACCACAGGTGTAGACGCACCAGAATACAATTACTACGACAGCACCTCTACAGACAGCTCGTTTACCAACACGGTGTGTCGTATGCATGGTGTGTATGATGCTGAAAGTGCGGTGTACATCACAACTGTACCTCCAGTGAGCACTGCCCTGTACACAGAGTTATACGGAGATGATTTCGCATGAGCCAATTAGAAAGAACAAATCTAGAAGCACATGTGGATCTATGTGCGGAGAGATATGATAGAATGGCCGGTAAAATTTCAGACTTGGAAAAGCGTATCACCAGCATCGAAATGATGCTGATTGAAATACGCAATGATTTGCAAACCATCAACACCAGAGAAACTGATCGTTGGAGTCAAGCAAAAGACATGATCATCGGTGTATTAGGCACAGTTTGTGCTTTCTTTCTTGCCAATTACTTTATGTAAAGCGGGCAACGCCGCGTGGTTTACATTCACTACAACGAATGTGCCACTTGTTGTCAACTCGCCGTGACAAACTGATAACTTGCCGGCTGTCAACAACCAAATTACATTGAAGACACACGATCTGTCGACTGTGTAATTGGGTGATTTGTATTGATCCCTCTTCAGGTTCTTCAAAGTCAGCCAGGCCCTGGATTATTTGTTTAAACTGTGTTTTGTCCATAAAACTATTTAATCTACTGCACAAACGACGAAATATTCTCCTTCTTTCGTCAGTTGATAAATAAAAATGTGAGCAGCGTACAACCAAGAATTTGCCATATTCTTCTATCTCATGTTGCTTGCACATTCTGTTCTATTCTAGTAGTTCTGAATGACATAACAAAAAGACGATACACCTTCCAAGTGTAAACTTCGACTACACCCTCCAGCAACTTAATTCCCTTTGGAGCTGGAGGGTTTTTTTACGGCCACTGTGCGGGCACTATCTAAAAAGTTTGAAAACCACCCCAAAAACCTGCCGTTTAACAACCCGTTACAAGCGGTTTTTTTGGGCTTTTTGCTAGATTGACTGATCTTGCACCGGTCAGCACTCTTACTACATATTCAACAGTTTGACCCACAAAAACGGAGTTTTTTTCTCTTGAACAATTTCGGTTGACAAACCATCACAAATTGTTTATACTGTAGTTCAATGGCACAACAAAGGGAATTTAAATGAAAATCACACCAAAAACTCAAGTTGCACCTAGTAAAATATTTCAAATGGCACAGAAAGCAGCGGCAAATGGGCCACAAGGCATTGTGCCAAAATTACGAAACAGCCGATTGCAGAAATTGCGCAACAGTTTACAAACTCACTTGAATGGCGTAGCTTTTGAATTCAAACAAACAAAGCAAGGCTTTTTAATGATCAATCAACAAGTGCTGATTGCACAACACAAAAAAAAGTTTAGATTGGTTGGTTTATTGGATTGGGCATACTACACCATGCCAGACTTGGCAGCTGCCATTGCGAACAACAGCACAGAATCGTATTATGTGGCTCAATTAAGTCATCCCAAAAGCACACCCAACGAGTGGAAGCGGCCTGTTGAAGAAGCCGTCCTCAAAACATATTATGGTATACGATCTGGTCGTATCCGAAAATAAATTTTATTTTTTTATAGAAAACGGTTTCGGTAAAACTACTTCACCGTTTTGGCCCAAAAGAGGTTGCAAATCACCGGTATTTCGTGTATTATGGTATATAAGTTTACTAAAGGGAAAAATGGCAATGACCAGTGTTGAAAGAAACAAAAGATTTTACGAACTGGCCTTACAGTATTATGGCACAGAGGATCTTGCCAGTCTAAGTCCCAGTCAATTAGATAAACTAACAATTTGGGTAACCCGAGTTGATCCGAATACCAAAGGCAAAATAAAAGGCCGCAAATATTCGGGGAATACATATAATAAATTAAAGAAAATATTCTAAGACTACACAAATAGCACATAAGGTTGGTGGGCCGGTTTAATATTACCACTGTGGAAAAGGCATCCGTCGAGGAGCACACGCAACATACCATGAAACACTGAAATAATAGTGCATGCTCCATCAAAAGAATTGGGAGTTTGAGGATTGGTATAGAATGATTGCTATCATTCGCAAACACAATACACACCCAAAACACTGTATCACAGGAACGAGGATGCAGGCTGTTGGCAACAACAGTGACACTGTAGGTAGGGAGAAGAGTTGGATCCCAGGGTGTTGTGAATAACAAATACCTATTTCCGTTAGCTGGCTGATGATGTAAACTTCAAAGTCGATTGCATGGAACCTTAGAGTAGGTTCCGTGTGACCAAATCACCAACTTCAATATCTCTTTGTTATTAATATTATCATGTGATGTGTTATCTCTTGCTTGCAATTATTGCAGAGCGACAGCGAAGCAATAAGTCTCTGTAAGAGACTTTCCATGTGTGTGTGTTGTGCAACACAAATTGATATAAAACAACTACTGATTGACATATACACACACTCAGTGTAATATTATTACACAGAGATAGTGTTAAGGTCTCCAGGAGAGACCTATTGCTGTGCTAACGCACATCAATAATGTTTTGCAAACAAAGTGTGTTTGAAAAAGAAAATTGAAAAAAAACACAAGGAAAGATCAACGCTAAATAAACACAGTGAAAGGGAAAATATTATGGCAAAATTTGGATATCAATCAATCAGAGAACTGGACCCTCGTCCAGGAACCCGATACTCAACCAAATACTACAAACAACACACCAACGACAGACTCAGCTTGTTGGCACACATGTCAAGCTGTGCACAGTTCATCTACGAAAACAGTTTTGACAAAGAGCTGCATGCTGCATTTCAACAGGGCATTGATCGGCGGCATCGAAGAACGGATGGCACCTATTACAACACCTATGATGTGATAGCAGATGCGCTTGAACAACTATCATCAGGCAAAGACATACCACAATCAATGATCACAAGATGGAATGCTCGTTTTGCACAAACCAAATATTCAATTGAAATGGTGTTGGAGAGTGAAATGCCCTCACACAATCTACTTGATGAGTTGTTCTCATGAGTGTGATTAGAGATGGCAGAAAAATAGGCAGTGAACGAGGTAGTAGACCACACCTGTGGATCAGCGGGCCCGATCCTGTGATGCATGAGAAACACAAACAATATAGACAGCAAAAGAATCAAGCACAGTGGCGTGGTGAAACTTGGCTGCTGAGTTTTGAAACTTGGTGTGCTCTATGGGGAGACCTTTACCCACAGAGAGGCAGGCTGCCCCACAACTACTGCCTAACTAGAAAAGACTATGCGCAACCTTGGGTGTTGCACAACATACAAGTGATCACAAGAAAACAACATTCAAGCGAAAACAGAATAAAAGGACAGGCATTAAAACAATGAGATTTCATAGTCTAGCAATCCCCCATACAGTGACACATCCAGACTATGTTGCTTGTGCGTATACGCAGAAAGTATTGAAGTTCAATAAGATGATGATGGATCGAGGTCATGAAGTGTATCACTATGGGCATGAACGAAGTGACACAGTGTGTACTGAACACATCACTGTCACTGATGACG